CCATCTTAGTTGCCATGCTGCACCTTTTCTAAGGTCTCTCAAGATTTCTCTATCGATTTCAGCTGCTATCTCTTCAGATAATAAAGCTGTTAATTCAGCTTCAGCATCAATGTTATGGAATGCACTAACGTCTTGTGCTAATTCTGGTGACCATTGAGCTCTTAGTTTTCTTTCTGTAACCGATACAGTAACTGCGTCAAGGTCGAAAGAAACTTCAGCCAATTCAGTTTCGAATTCCAAATCTTGGTAAATTCTATACTGAGCTTGGAATTCAAAGTTTGGCATCGTGAAGCCGTTAAAGTAAGCTCCCATATAACCATCTACTGAATTACAATCGATACATGCTGGACATGATAAATCTAAATCAATCCAGATTGCCCCATCAACATCACAGATATCTTCATAAGAACCACCTGGGAATGTTGTATCTTTAGTAGAACCATACTGTACAATAGCTTTACCATACTTCTGAGTTACTACTCTAAATGGTATTTTAGTAGCTGTTGTAATGTAAGTTTTACCTGTGTTTGCACAACATGCGATATTTTGGTTAGAGTAGAACTCTAATGAAGATAAAAACTCTTCAGAATCCATCTCATTACCTGAAGGACCGATTAATTTACCTGCACCTGCAGTAGAGAATCCTTGTAATTTAACAATTACACTTCTAATACCACCATCAGTACAACCTGTAAACTGTGGATAAGCTGCTGCAACACTTGCTGCGTCCTCAAATTGAGTACCTGCTGTGTTCCATACTTGAGCTGTTGTTGGTCTAGTTACAGCTGAAAAAGCTCCTTTTGAACGGTCAAATAAACCATCTCTACCATTTTCATAGTAAGCGTCATAAAGGTCAACTGGGTCAAAAGTTGTAGTATCATTACCTAAACCTGAACCGATTGGGTTAGTATGACCAGCCATACCTGTAGCAGGGTCACCACCTTTACCAGCAGCGTTTGTAGTTCTTTCAGAAATTTTAGGTACAAAGTAGAACAATTTACCAATTGGTAAGTTCATAGCTTGTACAGAAACGATATCGTTTGCCAATAATTTCATAGCTTGTACAGAAACGATATCGTTTGCCAATAATTTAGAGAATACTCTCCTAATGATTGGGAAAACAACTGTTTCGAACGAACCTGAAGCGTCAGATGACGTAGCCTCGTTAATTAAGTGTGTAGCTTGATTTTCGTATAATTGAGCAACGTTTTCTTTTGTGTGCCCATTTAATCCGTTAAGGAACCCAAGCTTGTTCCATTTTCCAATAGTATCTTCGCGGATAACTTTAAGGTGTTTTAAACCTATGTTTCCGACCATACCTGATTCTAATAATGCTCCCATTTTAATATATTTTTTTTAGTTAGCGTTTATTTAATTATAATTTACTCATGATATCCTTCATTCTTGCGATTTGTGGATTTTCATAAGTTTTAGTCTCAATTAAATTAATTGATGACCCTCCTGATGGAGTTTTAGTAATGGTTTTTTGAACCGACTCGTTCAATTTATTAACCTTAGAACCAAGTTCTTGATTAATATTAGTGAATAAGTTTTTACTTTCGTTGAGAGTTTTTACGTTATCAAAACGTCTAAGAATATTGATTTTCTCTTTTTTAGTTGTTGTGTTCTCAGTAAATAACTTAGTTGAATAAGCTAAATTAGCGTTAAACACAGCTACCTCGTTGAGTTTTTCTCTAAACAATTTAAGCGCTTGTCTATATTCTTTATTTTTCTCTCTGTAAGCCTGATTTTCTTCTTGTAACTGTTTTGCAGTTCTTATGATGTTATTGACGTGTTTCTTAGTTGATTCATTCATCGGGTACTCATAGTTCCTGTTTGGAGTAATGGCTTTTCTCAAACCTCTTCCAGACTTAGAACCAAAACCGTATGTTCTTGATGCTTCTCTCATTTCTTCATCATGACCTTCACCATGACCTTCATTGTGGTGATGTCTAGTTTTTTGACTTAGTCCTCTTGAACCGAAGTCTACTCCACCTTGGTCACCGTGAGATGAACCATCATGTCCGTGGTACCCTTTATCAGTACCTTTGTAGTGTGGGTAATCTACACCACCTTGGTCACCTTTAAACATACCACCTTCTCTCATGTCTTCGTCATAAGCTTCATTGTGGTGATGTCTAGTTTTTTGACTTCGCCCCCTAATACCAAAATCGGAACCTCCTTGGTCACCGTGAGATGAACCATCATGTCCGTGATAATTTGGGTCTGTGTCTTTGAAGTGTGCGTAATCTACACCACCTTGGTCGTGCTTATACATACCACCTTCTTCAAGGTCCTCAGCTGTAACGTCATCTTCTACTTCTAGTTCGACTTCGTACATTGGTTCGTCTTCATCAAATTCATACATGTCTTTTTTTATATTTTCTTTGATTTCATCATCTGATTCATCATCAATAACTGATTCGTGTTTATCAGACTTGTAGCTTCCTTCGTTTATTAAACCTCGGAAACTGTTAAGTTTATTCTCGGCCAACTCAATTTTATATTCAGTACCAGCTTCCTGGTCTTCAATATCAATTGTGTCCCCATCTTGTGTAACAACAATTCCGTCTTCAGTTCCCATAGATTTGAAAACTTTCAATACTTCCTCATCGGACGCAAGGGTTAGGTCGAGTGGTTCATCCGCATCCATATCCATGGATACCATTGCTTCTTCTTCGTCAGGTAAATTAACGCTTACCTCATCTTCTAGGTCTTCATTTTCTTCGTCATCAAAATCCTCATCATCAAAATCAAATTCTTCTTCTTCCGTATCTTCTACGTCTACGAAGTCGTCTTCTTCTTGTTCAGTGAGAGATTCTTTAACTAGTTCTTCGATTTCTTGCTTCATAGTAGCAGCAAGTATTCCCTTTGCATTAGATTTAACAGCCTCTTCTAACTGTTGTGCCTCTAACAAAGCTTGTTCTAGGACTGATTTATTATCTGCCATGTTAATTTTTTTATTAGCGCTTTTTATGTTTATCTTTGTTAATAAATATGATGAATATGGGAAAAATTCCCATTACACATGAAATATAAAAGAAAAAGTAATTTTAATATCCAGATAAAAAATTATCTAATTTATTCATTAAGTTTAATGAACCACTTAATGCGTTACTTGTTAACTCTTCTTTATTAATTTCATGACTTAAAGATTCATCATAAATTTCTTTATCTTCTAAATTTTTAAAAAGGTATGCTCCTGGTGTAGATGGTGATGATACTAAATCAAAACATATTAATTCAAAGTCATCCTGTACCATGTTTTGGCCATTTTCTCTTTCTAAAGAACCCACACCTCTAGATGAAATTCCTAGAGTAACTCCGTGTCTTAATAAATTAGCGGCAATGTCACCGACACAAGATAAAACTCCAGTATCGTGATAAGCGGGAGAAGTTAGTATTTCTAATTTACCCATAAGAATATTACCGTCCCAGAAAGTTTCTATTACTCTATGAGAACTTCTTTCTAAATCTACTAAAGATGATTCTGGGTGATTTAATTCTGATAAGGCACTGCCTTTTTCTATCAAAGACTGATAGTTTTCCACTTCTCTTCTTAATATCTTATCTGGGTATACTCTCCCATTCCTATTTTCAACACCACTTTTTTGTAATATGGCATGAAAAATGATAGGTCCTTGTTGAATTGACCTATCCTCCATTTCTTTAATTATTTTTTTATTAAAGGTATTTTTTGGTGAAATGTGTCCCGCATCGTATTCTATAAGAATTCCAGTGCCTACTTTTCCAGGTTTTATTATTTCCATTTTCCTCTTTACCAATAAATAGTAAAGTGTTAATAAAACTTCTCTTATTATTTTTTAGTTAAATAGAAATTAAATTTTTTGGAGGTAGTTAAATTTTTACTTATAATATCATCTAGTAGGTTTTTTACAAGGACTTTGATTCCGTTGGATTTTATATCTTCTTCTTGTTTAAGAAAAAGAGTTATTTCACAATTCATGTAACTACGTTTATTTTTTCTAATTCCACTAGTCCTTATATCTAAATCCACTATATGTTTATTGGATAAAAAATAGTCGGTAATGGGTACGTCAGTAATTGTGTATTTTATTTGTCTTTTGAGTTGTCCTACTATTCGTTCCCAGTTTTCTTCTTCCTCTAAAGGTGAAAACCAAGAAGCTATATTAACGTATATTGATTTGGGTTTTTTGTAATCCACACTCCCATAGTATGTCCTAAAATTAGGATTAAGATTAAGTTTAAATTGTTTTCCTGTTTTCATAAAAAATGCTGTTATACATAATTATAACAGCATTTAATATTT